ATTGATATAGGAAAAATTTTGGAATGATGGGAGGATTAGGAGGATTAATGGGAGGAATGGGAGGAATGGGAGGAATGGGGGGAAATGGAGGAGGAATGATGAATGATAACAATAATATGCCAAATATAAGTCCAATTCCAAATATTCAAACATCTGCACGACCTGAAAATCATAAACCAAGTGACCCATTACCTAATAAATCCCCAGAATTAAATAATGATAAGGAATTATCAGGTCCAAAAGCTTTGGGTATTGAAACTTTATTAAAAAGTTTAGGAAGTGATTCAATGGCGAGTGAAACAGCAGGTGGTTCAAAAAAAAAAGGAAGAAGAAAAAGAGGTAATGGGATGGAATTATAAGAATTTTATAATATTAAAGTAATTCACGATTCTTCGATTTATTCTTCTGTTTATAAAGTTATTTTTTTTTATATTAAGAATAGATCCATTTTTGATAAATATAAATATAGTAAATACATATTTTTTTAAATTATAGAATTAAGTAAAAAACTCGTAATATTATCTAATCGATAAGTTAACTCATCAATATTTATATTATTATTTAATAACTAAAACATATTAATCATTAAATGTTTTAGAATATATTATTATTATTATGTAATATAAAACTATATTTATATTTATTAATATAATAATGGAAAAGGAAATTCAAGAATTATACAATAAAAGTTTAAATTATCTATACAGTTCAAACTATAATGAATCAGAAAAATGTATATTGGAAATTTTAGAAGTTTACAATACAAATTCTGATATATATAATTTATATGGGAGATTAAAACAATTTCAAGGTGATTTTAATAAATCAATTGAATTATTAAAAAAATCAGTTGAATTAAATAATAATAATTATATGGCTCATTATAATTTAGGTTTAGCATATGTTATGAAAAAAGATATGGAAAATACTAAAAAAAGTTTTACGAATTATACAAATAATTGTGATAATAAAAATAAATTTTATGTAAATCTATATATATCAAAATTACATTTTGATTTATTAGATATAGATGAAACTAAGGATTACTATATTAAATCTGATATAAATTTATTTAAAAAGCTATCAGAATTATTAATTCCAAGAATATATAATTCAGTGGAAGAAATAGAAATGTATAGAAAACAATATAGTAAAGTACTAGATGATTTATATGATAATTATGAAGATTATATGATTAAAAGTGATGAGGAATTTTTAAATTATTTACAATTTATTTATTGTTATACATTTCCATTATCTTATCAGGGATTAAGTAATGTTAATATATTAAAAAAACAATGTGAAACATATAGAAAAATTTTACCACAATTAAACTATACATCAATATACTTAGATGAAATTAAAAATACTAAAAGAGATAAAATAAGAATAGGATTTATATCAACAAATTTTTTTAATCAATCAGTAACTCGAGACAGAATGGGTGTGATTAGAAATATTTCACGAGAAATATTTGATGTAGTTGTTTTTTATTATTTTAAACCAAGTGATGATTTAGGTGGATTTATTTGGAATGGGGAAAATAAAAATGTAATATTACCTGAAACAAATATTTTTGATAGAAGAAAAGTAATTGAAAATGAAAAATTAAATATATTAATATTTTGTGATATTGGTATGGCACCTGATACATTTTTTCTTGCTTTTTCAAGATTAGCACCTATTCAATGTACTACATGGGGACATTCAGATACATCTGGTATTGATACTATAGATTATTATTTATCTTCAACATACTATGAGGATAGTAATTCATATGTAAATTATAGTGAAAAATTAGTATTACTAGATAGTTTATGTACTTATTATTATAAAATAATACAAGAACCCGAATATGGTAAAAAACTAGATTTTTGTATATCAAGTAATGTTAATACTTATTTATGTAGTCAAGTATTATTTAAAATACATCCTAATTTTGATAAAATAATGAATGATATTTTAGAAAAAGATAAAAATGGAGTATTATTATTTATTAAAATGAATGTTGGGCAGTACATTCAAAATATATTAATAAATAGATTAACTAAAACATTAAAAAATAATATAACAAGAGTTCATTTTATAGACTGGCAAACATGTGAAAGGGAATATTATAAATTACTTTCAATTGCGGATGTAATAATAGACCCTCATCCATTTGGAGGTTGTAATACTTCATTCTCAGCATTTGGTATGGGTATTCCAATTATAACATATCCAGCAAAATTAATTAATGGAAGATTTACATATGGTTTATATAAAAAAATGCAAATTTTAGATTTAATAGTTGATAATGATGATGATTATGTCAAAATGGCTATAAAATGTGGAACTGATAAAGAATATAGAAAAAATATTTCATTAAAAATTTATGAAAAAAGTCGTACAATTTTTAATGAAGTCGAAAGTATTATGTCATGGACAAAATTTTGTATACTAAGTGTAAATAATAAATTAGATAGTAAAGAAAATAATAAATCTATAATAATTGATAATAATATAGAAAATATAAATGAATTAAAAAATGTAAATATGCAAAATATATATACAAATGATAATATATTTATACCTAAAATTATACATTTTATATTTTTTGGTGAAACAGAATTTTACTTTTTGCATTATTATGCAATTAAAACTGCATATGAAAATAATAAAGATTATCATATTTATTTATATAATACTAAACAACCAGTAAATAATGAATGGTGGATTAAAACTTTAAAATATGTAAAATTAATAAATATTGAAACTCCTACTCATATAAATGGTATAAAATTAGCAAACTATGCACATAAAGCAGATGTATTAAGATTACAAAAATTAATTGAATACGGTGGAATTTATTTAGATATTGATGTATGGACTATTAAAAGTTTTGATAATTTATTAAATATTGATAAGTCCTGTATTATGGGATATCAATGTAAAAATACTAAATTTGAAGGATTATGTAATGCTGTAATTATAGCTCAACCAAATAGTTTATTTTTACAAAAATGGTATGAACTTTATGATAATTATAATCCTAATGAATGGGATACATTAAGTGTATATGCTCCTAAATTATTAGCAGAACAATTTAGTGAGTTAATACATATTGAAAATCAAAATAGTTTTTTTCCATATAGTTGGTTCGATTTTAATACAATAATAGATAATTCAAATACGGAATATTTAAATAGTAGTTATTGTATACATTTATGGGAAACTCACTTATTAGAACCATTATTAAAACATATTGATATTAATTATTTATATATATCTGATTCATGTTTTGCAAATATTTTTAGAAAATTTATTATAGATAATACAAAACCTGTAATAAAATATATATGTTCTGTTGGAAATTCTGGATACGCAATATCAGCAAGAAATTATATTTATACATTAATTAACGAAGGTTATAAAATTGATGTCGAATTTTTGAGACAGGAATTTAATACTAAAGATATTGAATTATTAAATAAAAAAGATTTATTAATTAGAGTTTTAAATAATAATGATTCAAGAAGTGATTATCATGATATAGTAATATTTCATACTTTACCTACTTTTTGGAATTATTTACACGATAATAATAATAATATTAAATATAAATATGGTTTAACAGTATACGAAACCAATAATTTACCAGATGAATTTATTAATAATTTTAAATTTGTAAATAAAGTTATAGTTCCAAGTAAATTTAATTATGATATTTTTTCTAAATATATTGATACCGAAATTATAGAACATAATTTTGACACAGATATTTCTTATGAAAATACTAAGTTTATATACGATAAGAATGATATAGTTTTTTCATTTTTAAATAAAATTATAAATAATAATATTAGTGTTAATAATGACGATTTAGTTATTTTAAATAATACTATATTTATTGAGAAACCACATTTAAAACCTTTAAATTCTATTAATAAAAATAGTAGATTTATATTTTATACTATAAGTACTTGGGAAAAAAGAAAAGATATAGAAGGATTAATTAGTATTTATAATACATTTTGTAATATTAATAATATTAATAATACTTTACTATATATTAAAACTTTTCCTAATGATGTAATTATAGATTACTTAATTAATCTTCAATCAAAACATAAAATTATTTTAAATTTTAATAATATTAGCGAAAATGATATAAATTATATCCATAAAACTTGTAATTGCTTTATTTCATTAACTAAATCAGAAGGTGTTGGTATCAATTCCATTACTGCTGCTTTATGTAATAATCCTATAATTATTTCTTCTTATGGAGGAACAGAACATTATTTAAATAGTAATAAAAATTTTATTAATTATAATTTGGTTAAAGCATTTGATGAAGTAAATCCTTTATTCAATACTAATAACCAATTATGGGCGGAAATTAATTACAATCATTGTTTAGAAATTATGTATAAAATATATAACCAAGAAGATTTAAACACTTACACTGAATTAAAAAATTATATAAATACTAATTTTAATAATCAAATAATTTCTTCAAAATTTAATAATTTATTAACTAATAATTTAAAATCTGATATAAAAAAGGAAATTTTAGTAATTGGTGAATTCGAATTATTAAAAAAAAGAATGGATAAAAATATATATAATTTCTATAATTTTTTAAAAAATAATTCTAATTATAATTTAATATTTATTGATAGAAATACAAAAAATTTCATATTAGACTCTTCTATTTTTGATGTAATTAAAATTTTTTGTAGTACTGATAATCCTATTATTATTTCATTAGTTTATGATAATCCTGATAAATCACTTGTATCAGATCTTGATTTATATAACCATATTAAAATTTTTGATATAGAAGATTGTTATAATATTGAAGGAATAGTTAATATCATAAAAAAACATAAATATACTCATATTTTTTATAAGTACAAATGCATACAACAACAATATATAATTAATAAATTTCCTGATACTACTTTTATACATTTTCCTCATTACATAGATAATACATTATTTAATATTAATTCTAGTATTAATAAGGATATTGATGTTTTACTATATGGAAATATTTCTAACTTTTATCCATTTAGAAGTAGATTATTAGAAATTTTAAATAATAATAATTTATTTAATTTTGAATATATTCCTTTTCCTGGTTTTGGAGATATACAAGAATGTAATCATAAACCATTGATTGGTAAAGATTTGTCTAATTATATAAATAGAGCAAAAATAACTATTTGTACTTCTTCTATGTTTAATTATTTAATTAAAAAATATATTGAAATACCATTATCTGGTTCTGTTTTATGTGGTAATTTCCCTAGTAATGAAGAAAATATTTATAAAGATAATATGATAATTTTAAATGAGGATTGGGAAGATAATACTATTTTAAATCATATTAATGATTACTTAAAAAATACTAAAGAATTAAATAAAATGAATTATAATGCTAATAAAATTTCACAAAATTACATTTATCAAAAAGGATTAGATAATTTTAATAATATTATTTCTAAAATTATTACAAATAATTTATAATTTAATTACTACTTATTTAAATTACTGCATATTTAAATTATTACATAATGTACTTATATAAAGAAATAATTTTAAATATAGTTATAATGTCACCTAAAAAAAATAAAGAAGGTACAGTTTCTAAAAAAAATAAAGAAGGTACAGTTTCTAAAAAAAATAAAGAAGGTACGGTTTCTAAAAAAAATAAAGAAGATACAGTTTCTAAAAAATCAGTTAGTAAAACAATTTCAGAAGAAGTATCCATCGTTGAAGTTTCTCCTAAAACCGTTACTACTGTTTCAGAAACATTAGATAATAAATTTCAAGAAGAATTTTCTAATTTAACTAATCATTATCAAATGATATTGCAAAATGCAAAATATGGTTTAGCTCTATTAAAAAAATTAGAAAAATCTGTTAATAAAGATTTAAAAAAAAAAAAGAAAAAATCTTTTTCGGGATTTGCAAAACCAACATTAATATCACCTGAATTATGTAAGTTTTTAAATAAAGAGGAAGGAACAGAAATGGCAAGAACACAAGTAACAAAGGAAATAAATAATTATATTAAAAAAAATAATCTTAATGATCCTAATAATAAAAGAATTATTTTAGCTGATGCTAAATTAAAAAAAATTTTTAACTATGATAATATACCAAATAAACAAATTACTTATTTTAATTTACAAAAAGTATTAAAACATCATTTTTCGTCTTCTAAATAAATTATATATTTATTTTTTTTAATTATTTTCTAAAACTGATAATGTTGTTAATACGTCCTGTAATTGAGTTTTTAGTGTGTTAACTTTATTTTCCAATGTTGGTACTTTATTTTCCAATGTTGGTACTTTATTTTTTAGTTTTTAATTAATTCTCTTAATTAGTTACTTAATTTTATCTGCTTGTTGGATTATATCAACATCATGTAAAGCAGCAGTTAATTTTGTTCAAATTGTATTTTTGTTTAATATATGTAAATCATTTACTTATATAAACAAAAATTATGTGGTATATCATTTTCTTCTTAATCTTTAACTAAATAATTAGTAGGTTTTTATGAAACAGATAAATTATAAATATCATATTATTTTTAATGTATCAATAATGGTATATTAGACAATAATTTTTTGTCATTTATTAGAATTAATTAGATAATTTTTAAAATTTTTTTTTTATAAAATAATAATATATTATGACAACTAATAATGAAACAGTAATTATACCACCAGTAGCAAATGAACTTTATGGAGGTGTAGTAACAGATATAAATGATATTACTCCAAAATATTATTTTGCATCCACTAAATCTGGAACAGTTCAAGCATTATTTAAAGCAAATATAAATGATGAAGAAAATGTAAAAATAGCTATTTTTGATGAAGTAAATCAAACTTGGGGTCAGGGTTTTCAAAGTATTGTTAATATTAAAATGGGTACTAATTTAATTTCATTTAAAAATTTATCACCAGGTTTATATAAAGATAAAGAATTAAAAATTATAGATGATGCTGGTAATGTAAATGTAACAAATTTAATAATGACAGAATTTACTATTTTATCACGGGATTTGTATGTTTATATTCCTAATAATTTATCAATAATTATAAATCATCAAGAAGAAACAGCAACATTAAATATCTATAGTAGTAGAAATGGTACATTTGAAATTATTCATGATACAGAATTACCATTATCATATATAAATTTTAATAATAATATAATTAAGGGTTATAATAATATAGAATTTAATAATTTAATCAATAAAACATATAGTAATTATAAGTTAAAAGTTACAGATTATAAGACAATAATAACTACATTTAATTCTATTACTTTTGATTTTGGTGATACTATATATGGATATGATTCTAATGGTAATGAAACAGGAGATTCATGTTATATAATAGAAAATGTGAATAATGCTAATAATAAATTTATTGTAGAAAATGTAAATGGTAATTTTGAAAATGTAATATCTATTAGAACTAAAACTGGAGTAATAAAAACTGCTAATTTTGATGATATAACAACTCAATCAAATAATGAAAGTATAGTGATAATTCCAAATTTTACAATTGATAATATAGGACCTATACTATATATAATAAAAGAAGTTCCACAAATTACTAACAATTCAAGTCCAAGTATAACATTTTATAGTAGTGAAAATGGTATTATATCTCATTCCGATTTACCATATACCGGTCAAAATGGCAATAAAGTTAAAATGGGAAGCAATACAATTACATTTAATAACTTAATTGATAATGAATATAGTAATAAAAAAATAAGAATAGAAGATGAAATTAATAATAATTCGACTGATTTAAATATTAATACATTTGAAATCGATCGATCCCTAGCAAATTTAAATAATATATATAATTGGATTGATAATTCTATAATTTACCAATTAAATAATGAAAAAATTTTTAATATAACTGATTATACAAATTCATTTAATATAAATAATATTATTATAGGTGAAACAAGTAATTCAACAGCACTAATAGTTCAAATATTAAATAATAAATTAAAAGTTTATAATGCTAATTGGAATGATAATATTTTTATTGAAGATGAAATAATAAAAGTTGGAAGTAATCAAGCAAGGTATTTAAATACTAAACAAATTTATGAAATATATTTAACTCCTATTAATAATCAATATAAGTTTCAATATCAATTTGAATCAAATAAAAATGGAAAAATAACAAGTACAATTCCATTTTGGAATACAAATGAAAATCTAAATATTATAGATGGTAATAATCTTGTAGAATTTAATGTACAAATACAAAGTTACTTTAATAATAATATAAGATTTACAGATGATGCTGGAAATGAAACTATATTATTACTAGAGGATTTTATTATTAAGTCTAATGAAGATATAATGAATGATATAACTCTTGATTCATATAAAACTAGAATTATTACACATATAGAAGATAATATTAAATATATATCATATACAATATCTAATGTTGTAAATACATTGTCTTGGGAACTTTATAATTCACTTACAATAACAAATTTAAGAAATCAATTTATAAATGACATTATTAATAATACAAGTTCATCTATGGATATAATATTATCTAGAAATATTATTCCTATTGAAAATAATAAGTTAAATAAAAATAATTATATTTTATTACGTAAAGTTCCAGATACTAATTCAAATACTGTTCCAGAAACTATATACTATGTCATGAAAGATGCTGCTTATTGTAATAGAGGAGTATATTTACATTTAAGTAATTCACAAAAAGCAGAAATAACTTTTAATAATGAAATTATAACATTTACTCAAATTAATGAAAATAATTTTAAAATAGAATATAATGATGAAAATGAAATAGAAATTTACGGTACAGTAGGTAAAGTAGGTAATATAGTAATAAAAAACAATACTTTAAAGTATATTTTTGGTTCAATAATATTAGAGAGTGATGAATCTAGAGCACAAATTATAAAAATGGAAGTTGATGGATATATTCATGATAATATAGTTGATAATTATCTATCTGGTTCAATATATCCAAAAATACAAACAGAAAAAGCTGTTAATTTAAATTTATTAACACAAATTAATAATAATTTAAATATATTTGGAAATCTAAATATATTAGAAAATACAATTATAGGAAAAAATTTAGATATTTATGGTAGTATGAAATTAAAAAATGATTTAAATTTGCGTGGAAATTTAAATATTAATTCAAATTTAAATGTTTCTAGTAATATAACAACAAACTCACATTTAATAGTTAATAAAGATTTAATAGTTAATAAAGATTTATTATTATCTTCGGAATCTAAAATTAAAATAGGAGATGAAATTGTTTCTCAGAGTGTTAAAACAGTACAAAATGAAAATACATTTCAATATAATTTTAATAATATTTTAGATACCGAGAAATCTTATGGAAATATAGAAAAAATTAAAACATATACTCAATTTACAAATTTTGAAGCATACATTGATAATGTTGATACTGATAAAGAAAGAAAATATTCTATAATTATAAATTATTTTAGTTTAGAAAATAAAAATAAATATAGTTATCCTGCTAATGGACATGTTGAACTTATATTTAATAAAACTGGAACTGGTGCTAAACTTAGGTTTCACTTAAATTATGATGGTTCTATTAATTCAATTAATGTAATATCAGGTGGTATTAATTATTATCCAGGTGATATTATAACTGTTAGTAAAGATGAAAGTAGAGGTATTAATAAAGATATTAAAATACATTTAACAGATGATTATTTAAATAATGGCACTATTGTAAATACTGGAAATACTTTACAAACTGGATTACTTAGTAATTACTCTGGATTAATAATTAAACATGATATTTTATATGGTGATTTATTATTAAGATTAACAGTAAATTTATTTACAGCTCAAATTGATAGAATTGAAGTTATTAATAGTGGTACTCAACATTTTTCAGTAGGTAATACAATTTTAATAGAAAAAGAAAGTTTTAATGGAACCCAACATGATTTAATAATTGAAATTGAAAATGATGATATAGATTATATTGAAATAGATGGTATACAACAATCTTATGGACTTTTAATTGAAAAAACTGATTTTACTGATGGGCAACTTATACCATCTAATCCTCTACCTTCAGGTATTGTAACTTATACAAATGTATTTAATATAAATATAGAAACAAATGTAAATCATTTAAAATCAAATAATATTAGTTCATTAATTAATAATAATAACGGTATATATATACCAGAAAATTATTTTATACAAATTGAACTACAAGCATTAAATAATGATTCAGTAGGAAAAAATATTACTTTAAATTTAATAGGTTATAGTTCACAATTATTTGATATAAAATCTAATTCCCTTGATACATTATTATCAACAAGTGTTATAAATTCAAGTTCAAATATAACTACTTCATCAAATATAAATGTTGCTGGTAATATAAATGTTACAGAATTATTACATTTGGGTAATATTAATGACTTAAATAATACAATAACATCACAAAAAGGAGCATTAAGATATAATACAGCTAATAATAGAGTTCAGGCTTCTATATTAAGAAATAGACAACTTAAATGGATTGATCTTGAAACATTACCACTGGAAAATTATGGTTCTTCATTTAAGTATACATTTAAAAGTTCATTATTTCATTTATCATATTTAACAAGAGACCATAAATATGCAAATAGAATTATTGGTTTAGAAAATACTGATAAACTTATTAAATATGAAAAAATTAATCAGGAAATTTATTTAGATAAATATGAAATAATAATTGATGACCTTTATCATGATATAAATCATCAAACTGAAATTTCATTTAAACTTTTAGTAAATGATATAGAACAACCTTTAAATATTATTTACTTTAATAATATTTCTTTAACTTTAATACATGAGGAAGTAAAAAAAATGACAATTTTATATAATACAAATCCTATTCAACCTTTTAATGAAAATCAAATTATAAAAGGTAATAATTCAAATGCAACTGCTATTATATTAAAAATTATAACTGATACTATTTTAATAGTTAAATTAATAAATACAACAATTAATTTTCAAACTAACGAATTTATTACAAATCAAATTAATAATAATGACACTATTATAAGTAGTGGATTATTTAAATCATTAGATTATTTACAACCATCAAATATTATATTAAATGGAGAATATACACCAATAAGTTTATGTAATTACTTTAACAAATCACTATTATTAGATTATTTTACTTTACAATATTTAAATTCTCAATATAAATTTCAAATTAAAAATAGTTTTAATAGTAATTTTGCTTTAATAAATCAAGAACATATTAGTTCTAATTCTTCTGTTACAATTAATTCAGGTATAGGAACTATTATATTATCTACATATTTAATTGATAAATTTAATATTGTTACAAATGATATTATTTATATATATGGAGGTTACAATAATAACCAAATTAATGGAATTCATACTATTATAAGTATTCAAGGAGTTAGTATTAATTTTGATATGTCTAATGACCAAAGTCCTATCACGAATAATGTTTACGTTTATAAATATAATAATAATTTTAATAATAGTCTTGTAACAGAATCTAATAATTTATTAACATCTATAACTAATAATTTTACTAATGCTGATGTAGGTGATTTAACAAATATAAAATTATATAATTCAGACATATTAACTGATGCAGAAGTATCAATATCGTTAACAGGACAACAAATAAAACCAATAGATGATTTCTTAAATGGTGGAGCTATAGTACATTTAACTACATATAATATAATTAAAAATACTACTACAGCTAATAATTATCAAATTTTAACTGAATTGCCGGGTATTATAACTACTGTAATTGGTTCTATTCCTACTTTTAATGCAAAATTTAAATTTAAAATTGAAAATGGTGAAGTTACAGATATTAGTATTACTAATTCCGGTGCTGGATATAATCATCAAAATATTATTATTATTAGTAATATACCAGGAACAACAGAGGAATTACATATTAGTTTAGAAAAATATTTACCTACATCATTAATTACTCAAAATTGTACAAATGCTCTATATCAAAGAATTACTATAAAACCTAATACAAATAATAATGGTAAAAATTTAGAATTAAAATTAACATTTCAAAACGGTTATTTAAATCATATTGCGGTACTAAATAATGGTTATGGATATAATAATAATGATACTTTAACTATTTATAAAAATTACATTATGCGAAGTTCAACATCTGTATTAAATATTGATACTAATATTCCTATTATATACGTTATAAATGATATTATAATTACATTAGATAATAATGTACTAAATAATAATCAAGGAAGTTTAATAACTTCTATAAATGTCACTAAAACTGGTAAAAATTTTAACATTAATGATTTATTAACTATTAAAAAAGAAGATGTTCCTGGAACTACTACAAATGCTACAATTATTTTAAATAATAATAATATTGCTTCATCTGTATTAGATTTATTAGGATTAAATAATTCTTCCATAATTCGTTATAATAATAATATATATCAATCCTTTATTCCAGATACTATTTTATCGAAAAATACAAATTCTTTATTAAATAGTATAACTCAAAATATTATACCTGGTTCACATATTACACTTACTCAACCATTAACAGTTCCTACTATTACTTTAACTGGTATAGGATATGGTGCTACATTACAAATTACTATTAATAATGATATAATAACACATCTTATTGTTATTAATCAAGGCTATAATTATGCACATAATGATACAATTAAAATAGATAAAAGTCATATAACTGGTTTAAATAATGATATTCTATTTACTCTAACACAAGATAATATATTACAATATCATTCAAATACTTTTACTAATGCTATATTACAAAAAAAAATAATTATTAATAATACAAATAATACTTATAAATCCCATATTAATTATTTATTTAATAAAAATAATAGATTAAATATTCATCCTAATGATAATATTAGTATTAAAGTTAAATCTAATACAAATATTGGTTCCGAAGTATTGATTACATTATTAGGTCAAGTTGAAGATAAAGTTATTCTTAATGCAAATGAAGGTGTAGATATTCAATTTAACAATTTAACTATAAAAGGTAATCTTTCACTTCCATATCAAGGTAATATAAATGTTTCATCCGATATAAATGTTGATAATAATGCATTAATTAAAAAAAATCTTATAGTTGGTCCTACAAATATAAATCCTACATATAATGGATACTTAGGAATAGGTACAGATAATCCACTTGCTCCTTTGCATGTGGAAGGTCATAATAATCAATCATCTGTCAATGAACATCATGTTTCTATTTATGCAAGTAATGTTATTTATACAAGTTCTTATTATGCTTCTGATTCAGATAAAAGAATTAAAAATAATATTAATATTTCCAACATAGACCAAGATTATGAATTATTCAATAAAATTAATGTATCAAATTATAATTACATAGATACTGAAAAATCTACAAAAGAACAAAAAGGTTTTATTGCACAGGAAATTAAAGAACATTTCCCACAAGCTGTAGATCAAGATAAAGGTTTTATACCTAATATTATGCAAAATTCTATAATAAGTATAGACGAATTAGGTTTCTTTATACAATTAAAACATATTGATTTTAATTTACTAAATAAAACTATTAAATTAATCAATATTTCTAATAGTTCAGTAGTACTTATTAAAATTATTAATATTATTAATAATATTTTTTACTTTACTACAAATAATCCTAATATAAATAAATATAATAATATATTTGTTTATGGTGAAGAAGTTCAAGATTTATTATCTCTAGATTATAATAAAATACATTGTTTACATTTTAATTCTACTAAAAAATTAATAAATACTGTATCTCAATTACAGAAAGATATATTATTAATAAAAAATAAATTAAACCTATAATTTAATATTTAATATTTTATATATATATATGTCTCAAATAATAAATACTATTTACAATGTAACTAAACAGAGTGTTAATACCTTTTTTTCATATATAACACTTTTAGTTAATAAAATAGGTTTAAATTTAAGAATTGTTTTAATAATCTTTTTAATTATTTTAATATATTTCCTATATATTAATTTTATAGAAAAAATAGTTGTTCATAAAAATGAAACATATTATGTAAATGGTAAATATACATATAAAGGCGCTAATGATGTATGTAATGCTTTAGGACATAAATTAGCAACATTAAAGGATTTACATAATAATTATAAATTAGGTGCTGATTGGTGTAAGTATGGTTGGTTACAATCAAAAATAGTAGCATATCCTAATCAAATAAAAACTAATTACTGTGGAGATTCTGGTGTTAATGGTAATTATCAAAATGATGAAACTAAAAAATATGGTGCTGTATGTTTCGGTGATAAAAGAGGGGTAACTATAAATAATCTTGATGATACAAATAAATTTGATGAGGAATCTATTGAAAAACTTAAACTTGAAGATTTCGCACTAGGTTATTATTCATACAATGATGTACTTCATAATAAAAAAACATATTAATTACTTATATTCTTCCTTTGTATTTTTTTTGTTTTTAATATATAAATTTTTTCTTGATAAATCCTCTAATCTTTCAATATTTTCATCTTCTATATCATATGAATTTTCATTACTATATATTTTTTCTAAAAATTCAATAGAATTTTCTATATCTATATTATCTCTAATTAAATCATAAAAATCTACAAATTCTATTTTATCAAAAAAATATAAATAACTATCTTTATCATATTCTTTTATATTTTCGTAAATATTATATATATCATCCCAATGTTCTAAATCAAATAATATATTTAAATCGTAATCATTTATAATTTCCATTTTATATATAATAAACAAATTATATTTTATATAATTATATATAAATTATTTAAAATGTTTTATATTAATTTTATAGAATATATAAATGATATATTTATTAATTATGGTTTTATTACTCTTGATAATAGTATTATAGAAACTAATATTTTAGAAATTTTAACTAAACATATTTATAATATGTCTATGAAAAATTATATTTTTAAAAATAATAATATTTGTATTTTAAATTTTAATAAAAACAAACAATTATCCATTACTAAATGTTTTCAAGATAATATTAATATATCTTTGGAGAATATTCAAACTAAAATTAATAATATTATAAAAAATACTCAAATTCAAAATGAGTATAATATTACTACTTTTAAAATAAACTTACATTGTATAGAGGATATTATTGATAATAATTTTTCTATCAAAGTTGATAAATATAAATGTAATTCAAAATATATTAAAAATTTTGTAAATATATATTAAACATCTTTTAATAACTCATACTTTTTTATTATATCCTTTATTTTTTCTAATTTTTTTTTATAATACTTTAATCTACTCATAAATTCTTCTTCGCAACAATTTATTTTATTTTCGATATATTTAATATTATTATCTTTTAAAGATAAAAATCTCTTATATTTCATTTTTTGTTTTTTTGCTATTTTTTTAAAAAAACATTTATAATTTCTATATTTACTACTATTTAAATTACAATTAAAATTACAAGTTGATAAATCATAATGATCTAAAAAAACACAAGGTTTTCCTAATTCTTTCCAAAATTCATATATATCTTTGTATACTGATACTTTATTTCGTTTTTTTATCCAACAATCTGTAAATAAATTTTTTAAATAAACATATTTATCTTTAAAACTATTATTAAATACTTCATCAAATTCACATTTTCCTTTATTATAACAAGGACAATATATTCTTTTAAACCATTCACTATAACAAACTTCTTCATTAATACAACATTTTTTACTACTTAGTAAAATTGTATAATTATTTATTTCATCTTTTACATAATAAAATTTCCACAAATATTCATTATTTTCCTTATTATTAATATCAGTATCTTTATAAAACATCTTATTTGTCATTCTAATATTTAGTAGTTCTTTTAAATTTAAATATTTTTTTATAATTAATTCTTTAAAAATATTACCATCTAATAATTCAATACAATTCATACTATATAAATATTAATATAAATAAATTTTATATAGATATGCAATAATAAAATAATGCAATAATGCAATAATGCAATAATGCAATAATAAAATAATGCAATAATGCAATAATAAAATAATGCAATAATAAAATAATGCAATAATAAAATAATAAAATAATGCAATAATGCAATAATGCAATAATAAAATAATAAAATAATGCAATAATGCAATAATGCAATAATAAAATAATAAAATAATAAAATAATGCAATAATGCAATAATGCAATAATAAAATAATAAAATAATGCAATAATGCAATAATGCAATAATAAAATAATAAAATAATGCAATAATGCAA